CTTGTAATTGATGGTCTGTGATCAACATAAATCATATTTCCAGAATATTTGTCAATTTCTGGATTAGACACTCCCTTAGTGAATGATTGTCCAAGGTAATAGGTTCTATTATTTAGATTAGTTGATAAACCTGAGAAAACAGTGCTGATTGATAGATTTGAACTACCACCAACAATCGTGACATTACCACCAGCACTTGGGTCTGCTGTAAATCTTGTTGTATTATATCCTTTTGTTGCAAAAGTAGGTGTCAGTGATGTGCTGATACCAGTTGATCCTGCAGTAGCAAAACCTGCAACTGTTCTGTCCTGCCAATACTTTAACACACCAGTTACTTGATCATAACTGATCACATACCCAAAAGCAGTAACACCTGTTCCGATGGTTTGTTGAATTAAACTATCTTGAGTAAATGTAACAGAACTATATCCAGTTCCTGCTAATCTTAATGCATAAACGGCACTCGCTTTGTTTAATGTTAATATTTCATTAGAATTAAATGCCTTTGGATTTTCTAAGATACCTATTCTTGCAAATTCATTGCCTGTTATAAAATCAGGGTTTTCTTCATCATTTTCAATTCTTGCATACATTAAAGCATTAGTTGCACCTAATTCTCTATAAATGTCAGCACCATGTCCACCAGGTGGTGGAATAATTACATCAAGTTGAGGTGGAGAGGTTGGTGTTGGGATTGATCCAGCAGCTAAATCAACATTTCCGTAGGTATATCCAAACCCTTCATTGGAAACCGTGACACTTTCTATTTGAGCATCATTGTTAACAACAACTGTGCATTCTGCATTGAATCCATCTCCTTTTATCGGAACCCTAGTATAAGTTTGGTTAGCAGTTCCTATACCAGTTCCTCTGTTTTTAACAATAACAATTTTAATTCCACCATCAGTGGCATTATTTTTAACAGCTGCATCTGCAGCGTTATCTCCCCAATTGGAGGGAACTGGCATAAAATCAGTCGAATCAAACTTAATTAAGTCTGCTGGTTTAATACTATACAAATATTTCCATATATAACCATCTCCAGAAGTACCAGGTGTTCTTGGTTCTAAATCGGTGAAAGTTGGTTCATCAAGAGAGGGTTTTCCATCAGGTGTTTCTGGTGTTGTTCCATTTTGCAAACAAATATAAACCCTAAAATCACTATTAACAACAAAATAATTCGCAGTGTATAGGGATGTTCCACCAGAATTTGGTGGTGTATTGGAAATACTATAATCATGCCTGTAGAAATCATATGTAGTTCCAGAACGCCAATTTAATTTTGGAACTATTTGTTTTACATCAGCAGAAGTTATCCTTTTCACAGCTAACATACTATCGTGATAATCATTCATATTATCAAAGTTATCAACAGGTGCTGGAGGATTTGAATCCCAATCACTTTGATATGCAGTTGGATTAGGTAAACCTATGAATGCATAGTAAGAATTTGTTGAAGTGGATACACCAGCAACAAAGTTTTTTGCATTTAATATTCTTATTTGATCCGTTATGATTGCCGACATGAACTTGTGTTACACTTTTTTTATTTATTTAGACGACATAGTTCTCAGATTTAAGGAAATTCTTTCTCTTAATCTGTGGCCCTGTCTTTATACCAATAACACCATTAGAAGTGTTAACAGTATATGCTTGTGCTAATTGTCTATCATTTAGTTGTATTCGACCCCAACTAAACTCACCAAGGAATGATGTAACCACACCTGCATTTGCTGTTGCTAAACCAACACTGTTATTCAAACCATTCCAATCTAGAACCTTACAGAATACTCTTGTTGCTTCTTCTGCTGTGTTTTCACCAAATGATACGGTTGTTATTCCAGTGTGGTGAGCAACCTCATATATGCCATCTAGACTAGTGGTTCCAATACCAATAACAGAACTATCACTTAAAGCAAGTGCAGTGATGCCTGACCCAAGATTAGTATTTCTAACTGTAAAGAGATAACCAGTTTGTAATCCACTTCTGGTCACTGCATTAGGATTGTTAATATTACTATCTCTTAGGGCAGAGTCTTTTGGAATGAATAGGTCAAAAGCTATTCCACTTCCAATACCAACTGTTTGATCACCAGTTAATGTTGAATTTGTAACATTTGTGCATATACCAACTCCACTGATAATACCAAAATCACCCTCATATAAATCAACATTGTTTTCCTCTCTAACATATGTTGGTGGAGTAATTAACACAGATGGAGGTCTACCAGCAGTGTACGCAAGGCCAGGAGATGTGACTGTGATCGCTGAGACTGATCCGTTAGTGATTGTTGCTGTTGCTTCTGCTCTAGCAGTGCTTCCAATTCCAGCAAATGGAGTTCCTCCAACACTAACAGGATGTTGTATTGTAACTGTTGGAGCAACTGTATAACCATCACCTCCATCTGTTATTGATATACTAGAGATTGTATTTGCAACCGATACTATCGCAGTTGCAGCAGCACCAGCTAAAAATTCAAGTTCACTACTTGAGTTTACTATTTCAATTACATTCTGAAAACTTCTATCTGAAGCACTTTCATTTTTTGGATTAAAGAATGGTTTACAACTATCAGTAAAGAACACTGTTTGACCAACACCAATTGATTCTGTCAAGTATGATGTGGGGAACATTTTAGGTTCATATAAAAGTCTATCTTTAGTGACTATTTTACCATCTATAAATCTGTCCTCAAGTTGTCTGTACCATTTAACAGGTCTAACCTCAGTATCATCATCTCCTATACCAACTCCATAATATTGATTAGTTTCAACTCTATCGATTGATAATAATTCATGAACTGCTCTAGGAAATTCAACAAAAGTTCTTGTGTTGTATGCAGGGCCAAATTTAACTTGCAAATCATCACCAACTTTAACAGTTTCTACAATATCTCTATCCTGTACGTCCTCACCACCAGTTCCTCTGTAGAAGAACATTCTCATTACATCACCTGCATTTGGTGCTTCCGTGAACGTTATAGTTCCTCCACCATCAAATTCATAACCTTCACCAGGAACTTGTAAGACATCGTTTATAGTAAGGATAATGGTATTTTTCACATCAACATCCGAACCAGTTCTTGCCTGTATAGCAAATGGTAAATTGTTAAGGGTAAGTGGGAATGCTTTTCTTGACCCATTGAATAGATCAGAGAAATCATCAAGCATTTGAAGTTCACCCATAGTCCACATGTTAAATTCGTCATGATGAACTTTTTTAATTGTTATTTGGAAAGGTATGAATGGTTTACTTGGATCATCAACTGGTAATGCGTATGCACTTACAGGGCTATCAGTTGATGTTCCAACTGGTGCAGATCTAAATGTAGGGATAGTTAAAGTATGACCAATACCATAACCATATCCTGTATTTGTAATCTCAAAATCAATCACGCTGCCAATTCCAGTTGTACCAACTCCAACTGTAATATTTGCTCTTGCCTGTGATCCACCACCACCAACTGGATTGAAATGAGTATTTTCATACCAGAGAGGAATATCTTGGTAGGGTAATGGTTTATCAATTATAGCGTTAAATGTTGAAGCACCATATCCCAAATTAGTTCCAGCTAATATTGGGTTATTAGTTCCTATACCAGGTATTGAACCAGTATTTGTAACAGCGATACTTACAATTCGACCATTGTGAACAGCAGCAGTTCCAATATTATAGAGAATTGGAGTTCCAGTAGTAGATGTGGCGACAGCAACATTAACAACGGTTGCTATTCCCACACCGCTAATTGATGTTGTTCCCGCACCTGTTGGGCCTGGAAGTATTCTATAACCAGAACCACTATTACCAATACTGACTGATTTAACTTTACCTGCGTTATCAAAATCAATAGTAGCACCAGCACCAACCAAAGCTTGATATCCAAATCCTTCACTTGATGCTACAGATACTATAATTCCACCAACAGGAACAGATGCAGTATTAACGTCATTGGCAATAGATGCTTTAGATCCAGTAAATGTTATCGATGTAATTCCAGAAACTTCAGATAATTCATAATCATTCAAACTTCCAGCACCTTGTAGTATTCCATTAACTAATACTATACCAAGGTTTGTAGCGATACCAGTTACGTTTTGTTTATCAGTTGTAAGAGTGAATACTTCAGTTTGACCATCAAATGATTGTGATATATCATCAATAGCGTAGTTTCTAGAATATGCATCAAAGTTACCACCTTTAATACCAGATCTATTAAATACTCTTCCACTAAAACTTGATGTAGTTGTAATTCCAGTGAAATCTCTATCACTACTTGGAGTGCCTGTGCTTCCAACACTTAGAGGTCTACCACCTTTTGGTGCTTCTGCAAAGTTTAAAGTACTGTCAACAATATTATAATTACCAGACATTTTTTCTACTATGTCATGATTAGAATGATTTAACAAATCAGTTCCCATCCAATTTCTGTGAACTCTTATTGCACTACTAATACCTGCATTTTCTACAGCAATCACCTTCATCATCTCATTTCCAACTTTAATTACATCATTAGCAAAGAATGAGGTGATACCCGAAGTAAACATAATAGTTTCACTTCTAGCAAAATCAACACCAAGAGATGTAGTAACACCAGTACCCACGATAGGGCTTTGAATAATATTATCAATTGATATTAATGCTCTTGTATTTTGGTTTTTACTTATTAAACTATGTGACGTTCCCACACCAACTGAGGAGAGATTTAGTGGAACTGCAATTGTCTTAAGTGCATCCTCTGCAGATCTCGCGAGTTTGACTAGACTATCACTTACTTTAATGATAAAAACAGATGATGGTATAAAGGAAACTGTTCCAACACCACTAAACTCAGTAGCAGCTATTCCTATAGAATCACCAGTGCTTCCGATTCCTGTTGTTGTACATCCTACTATTGGTTGTTTTATTTCATATTCAACTTCTTCTCCAGTGACAAAGAAGTGATTTGGAATACTAATAGTATCATTACTTAAATTAACAACACTAGCACTTGATCCATCAAAAGATTTTTTAAATATTTCATTACCACCGTTTTCTATTGGGAATCCAGTTTTAGAACCAAAGAATGTTCCTTCATAGATGTCAAATTTTGATTGAATAGATGCAGATTGAAGTTCGATTGTAGTTGGATTATTATCCTCATGCATTTTAAGAGCATGTATAAATGTTTTAACTTCGACGGCTGTATTAGCATTTGGAACAAATGATATCTCTGTAAAACAATCAGACCCATCTCTTCTTCCACCTATAGTTCCAATACCAGTCGCGTTTGCATTAACACTTGCTCCAGTTATAACATTTCCATATTCTGTCATGAGTACACGAGTATCATCATCAACCATCATGATTTCTGAGAACTCATATCTATCATTAGTAGTGTCTTTAACTTGAACTATAGCATACGCAGCGTCAAATTCTTCACTGTAACTACCAATACCTACAGGGAAAGGTGCAGATCTTGCTGGTATTGCAGATGATTGAGCGATTAATGCTCCATTTTTCAATCCTATTGTTCCTATTCCAGTATATAATTCAGATGATATTCCTATGGTGACTGAATTAATATATGCAGTTGCAATACCAGCTCTTGGTGTAAATCCAATTTGTATTTGAGCAGTGGTTCCAAGACCAACAATATGTGGTCTAAATGATCCTAATGGTTCTGCAGCAAGGCTATCTCTTCTATTATGAATTGTTAATTGACCATACTGCTCAAATGCCACAGTAGATCCTAAACCTACAGGATTTTGATGCATTATCATATTCAATTCATTGTATTCAACAGTACCTTCACTTGTTGCGATAGAAACTATCATTTTAGCAGATCTAGCATTATGAACTTGATCATTTCTACCTGTTTGTATTCCTGTTGTAGATGCAGTTCCTACGGTGGCTACAATAACCTCAACCTCATCACCAGCTTGAGAGAATCCAGCGAGTGTTGTGGCAGCACCAATATGGACAAGTGCTGTTGTTGCGGTTCCAACAGAGGTTGATAGGCCTAAAATTTGTGATGTTGCACTTCCGACAAGTTCATTAAGGTTATATGAAAGTGTTGTAACATTATAGTTGTTGAACTCACTCTTATTAGGGAAGAATCTAAGAACCGCATCATTTCCATCAACAGCAGTATCCATTGATCCGAGATCTCTTACTGTATCAACAGAACCATATTGATTAATCATAGATTGACCACTTATGGGATCAAATAGAGCATTAACCATCAATATTTGTCTTTCACCTTCAAATAGTCTATCTTTTATATAAACCATAAATCTATTTTCTTTATTACCTGTGATATTAAATCTACCAACCTCTGAAAATTCACTTGTTCTTGGCAAGTCATTAAATTCACCACTAATATTGTCGATTGTGATAACTCTGTTTCCTACAGACTCGGCATAGTCAATTAATATTCTATTTTGGAATATAATCTCATCAGAGAGATTACCAGCAGCAGGAGATCTTGATTTTAAGTTTTCTGTAACTAAATCAAAATTATCAACCTCATGCAAACTTTCAAATCCAATCAAATCAATAATACCAGTGGTTGTTCCAGCAACTCCAACAACTAAATCTGATTTTTGAGCAACTGGTAAAGTTGATTCAACTTGAAGATTGCTAAATTTTTGGAATCCTGCAGTATGAGTTAAAGTGTTAACTATATCTTTCCATTTGTCAAAGAATACTCTGGATTTAATTGCATAAGAAAATCTTTGATAATATTCATTATCATGTGATACTTGAAGAACATTACTTAAAAATCCAGTTTCATATTCCCATCCATTATTAACTAAAGAAAAATAATCAATTAAGAAATTAGTGTCAAAAGTAAGAATTATTTCTGATACTGTTCCTTTAGCACCTGTAACTGTAGATTCTATTAACTTACCAGCCTCAAAATCACTAGCAGCTTCTATTGTTAACCATTGACTTGCTTCATCATATTCTGCAACAAGACCAGACACAGGGCCAACACTAGTTTCAGAAACTAAGGTTTCTTTTGTGTTAAATGTATTTCTTTGTAGAATAGGAGCAAATTGTGGAAAATCTCTTTCTCTTACTAATATTGCAGATGATAAAGTGGCATTAAAGTTACCAGGTGTTTCACCACTTGGAACTAAACCACTTAAACTATAAGTTACAATACCAATATTTCCCAAATTCTGATGAACTTGTGTAACTTCAAATGTACGATAATCATAATTAAGTGAATCAAATCCCTTTCCTGTAGATCCTACTCCCACACTAGCGTTTTCAACAAAAACTTTATCACCAATTTCAATCGGGAAATTTTCTGCAAGACTAAAAGTGGATTTTAATGTTGCTGCTACAGTTTCTGTAGAGGGATCATAGACTAGGTTTGTTACTCTTATACCATTAGGATTATTAACAGGAACAATAATAGGAGTAACATTATTCAATCCAAAAGTATTTTCGATAATATCAACATAACCAGGCCTATCAGGAGTTTCTAAATTATAAACTAAATCAACATCATTATCTTTTACTCTGGTAAGACCATCAAGAACAACTAATGTTGGTGGATGATTATATCCTCTACCAAAAGAGGTAATTCCAACTTCCTTAATACCAGATAACGCTTCAATTTTAATAATTTGTGGTAGTTTTGATTGTGGTCTTAGTGTAAAGTCTGATGGATAATCAAAACCAATACTTTCTAATTTTGTAGTTTGAGGAACACCAATAGATCTACTTGACGCTTCTAATATAGCACCTGTTCCTGTGTCAGATATTACTGTTGAAATACCAGGCAATCTAGTATATCCTTTTCCTTTATCTGCCAATGAAACTGCTGCTATTGGGCCAAAAGCAGTTTTGGATGTAGTATCATAAACTATGGAAGTTGTATCAGAGTTAGTGTAAGATGGTTCTTCTGGGAATGTATCTAAATCATAAGTAAATGTATTTGCAGAATTAGCAATTACATTAAAAGATCCAGAATAGCGACTATCTTTAAACAGTAATGTATTGTTTCCTTCGATTTCTTGATCTAATACTAATTCTTTGTTTATATCAGGATTATCTGAAGAAGTGTTTGCAACTAAGTTATAGTAAAGTATTTTTGGTGTATTTTGATTATATGTTAATATGAGTTTACCATCGATACCTACAGTTCCAGTTCTACTTACATTAAATGTAGATGATTGTTCATTTGAAGTATATTCATGAACAAAATTATAATCAGTATAAAGCTCTAAATCAAAAGCAGGTAAAGTATCCGTAACTTTAATGAATGATAAAGAGGGATCTGACAAATCAAATGTTACAGTTCCATTTTTATAAAATTCTAAAGGTGGATTAACAAGATTTAATGTTCCAGCGGCTCCTACTGCTGATACATCTAAATTGACAAATACAGGTCTACTTTGTCTTGTTTGAAATCTACTTCCACATAATTTAATTGTATTTTTATCGATCACATATACAAAATATTCTTCCTCATCAACTAGTCCACCCACAGCTGTGTTTGCGGTATGAACTACTCTTTGACCAGTAATCATTTCATGATCATTTATTGTAATTGTATTTGGACTACCAGTTAATGATCCCGAAGTATTAACACCAGCAGCTACAAAATCTAATGTCCTAGCAATTAATTTTCTATTTGCTTTGTTATATTTTATCGGAACTGTGGTAGTTATTCCAGCATCAACAGTTAAGAAAACTCTGTCATTATTTTTTAATCCATGACTACTACCAAGTGAAACTGTTGCTAAATTTTTATTAACTGAACCTGTGACTGTATCATCGTAACTTATTCTAAAACTATGATGTACTCCAGTTCCTATTCCAGTAAAATACATCAAACTTTGTTCTTTTATAGTAACTCCAAGACCAACAAAAACATCCTCTGGATCTACACCACCACCAGCTGTCGCTAAACCGACTCTAACCGTAGATAATCCGATCAAACTATCACTTAATTTAACTAAAAATAAAGGAACATTTTCTGTTAGAGTCGCAGATTGAACAGTTAAAGACGCATTATTACGGTTGGTAGAGATACCAATTGGATTACCTGTATTTCTATGATAAGTTACAACATCTCCAGTTTTAAATTTATGATTTGGTAAAAATATTGATCTACTTGGTATGAATATTGAATTTCTTCCACCACCTGGATTTGAGATCGACACTGTTGTTCCTATGCCAGGCCCAGCAGTGCTTGCCACACCAACAGCCTCTGCTGGATTGAAATAATATTCTAAATTAACTCTATTATCAAATTCTGTTGTAAAACCAACGTCTATCTTAAACTTTCTAGGATCCTCTACTATTGTTGTTCTTATTGTATGACTAGCACCAATAACACCATCTTCTAAATCATTTTGATTTCTTAATACTCTTATTCTAGAATTTTCAGCATCAATATTTAATACTTTAACTTCTTCCATGATGGTTCCAACACCCACTTGCAAAATATCATTCTCTCTTAAATTGAGACTGTTGAGATTGGAGGAGGGAAGAGGTAGTTTACCTCTAACACTAAAGAATGTGACTAATCCAGTAGATGCTACTGTTCCTATACCTTCAGAAACTATGAGTTTTGTAGATGAAATACCTATGTTATATGATTTTCTGTCTAATCTAGAACTGGTGGTTGACATACCAGAAACTTGAACTTTATCACCATTTCTCAAATTTAAAGGAGTTGTGTGAACACCAACAAATCTACCTCTCTCATCGGCAGGATAAAATTCAACATTATTTAAAAGCACGTTAGATATTGAAATAGTTCCAATACCAGGCCCTCTTACTCTTGATACTTTTGCAACTGTTTCAAAGTTTTCAGCTACTGCTTCTTCAAAAACAACTTTATCTCCAACTTGATATGAAGATCCACCAGTTACAACACCAACTTTTTCAACAGCTCCTTCAGATGCATAGACGATTGTTCCTTCTTGAGTCACAGATTTATATGATTGACTCACATAGTCATATGAACTATCATCTTGAAGTAGCTCATAAGGTTCAGTATTTCTTACCCATCCAGTTTGATTAAGATTAATTTGATCTTGATTATTTTTAGATAAGAAATTAAATTCATTTGGTTGAGCATTAAAACTTTCACCTAGTAAATATGGGAATTTTGGTTTTTTAAAGTTATTAAAAGGATCACTCGAATCTGATGTTACAGTGGATTCTAGAGTCGCATAGTATGCATATATTCCATTTGGATATTCTGGAGTTACACCATATCTTCCATTATTTTCATCAAGGAAAGTTTCATCAGTGCTACTATTCCAAGTAAAATCTTCTATGAAAAATTCTTGCGGGAAAATACTAGTTGGAGGTCTGTTTGTTTTTAAATCGATAGAGTATCCAGATTTCAGTTGTGTTACAGATCCACCAGTGCTCTTTTCAAATCCATAAGGGCCATATATTGGTAATCCATCATATGCCCAACCAATAATTGGTGAGTGTTGTGTTTTATTTTCTTCTACACCACCTGATAAAGTTAAGTCTCTACTTCCAAATAAAGGATCACCGTTAGAGTCATTTTGATATACAATTTTCCTTAATCCTCTTGGTGCATACGCATGAGATACCTGTAGTTCGCGACCAATTTGTGTTGGTTTTTCTATGAATGTGTCAGAATCATCTATATTAGTAAAGTTTTTTCTAACTTCATTAACTTGCCATGTTTTAAGATTTGATTGGAATATGGCAAACTCACCTGCAGATATGACATTTAATGAAGTAGTAGATGAACCATATCCAATACCAGGTTTAATTATTTTAACAGATCTAATTTCACCATCTACTATCTCAGGAACCAACTCTGCACCAGTTCCAACACCTGTTATTGATATGCTAGGAGGAGTATTATACGATTGACCTCTATTGTTTATCGCAACATCAATAATTTGACCATTAGCAACAACAGGTAATAATTCTCCATTTACCCCAGTATACATGTCAATTCTTGGTTGCCTATTAAAGTTTAATATTTCAGAGGCCCCATATCCGACACCACCACTTGTTAAATGAATTGATGTAACTTCACCTCTGAACAGTGGTTGAGGAATACATTGAAAATCTTTTCCTTCTATTGGGTCTATACCAACTTTACCCTCTATAGTAACGTTAATCGGGTCGTAATTAAAACTATGTGTTCCAACACCTATGGATGTTAGATTTTGATATTGTTTTGTTCTAAAATAAAAGTCTTTCGCTGTTGTTCCAACACCAACTGTTGATAATTTAAATGTATTTTTGTCAATGACAAAAACATAATATTTCTTATCACTTGCAAGGCCTTCAACAGCAGTTCCGTTAGGGTCAGCAGAGTAAGTTACAATCTCACCTGTCTTATAATCATGATTATTAATTATGATTCTATCAAGGGCTGTATTAATGCCAGTGGGTTCACATGTTTTTAATTTATTTTCATATCCCTCACCAGAATCTAATACGTTTATACTACCAACTTGAGATTTTCCATTGAAAGATCTAAATTGATGGTTTCCTTCTCCAAATGCAGTAAACGCTATGGTATTGACACCAGCAACTGCATCATTTAAATTTTTATGAAGTCTAATTGATTTTTGTGGGAACCAAGTTGTTCCAGCATATCCTACGAAATCTGATATCGTTGTTATTCCAGTAGGTGTATCTGTATTAACGTAATATACTGCTCCAGTTGTCAAACCAGCTAAGGCCTTTTCTCCAAAAGTATCATATATGACTTGTTCATGATTTCTAAATTTATGATAAGTTAAAAATCCTACATTAAAGTCATCAGATCCAGTTACTGCGATAGTTTGAGATCCTGCACCAGCATTGAATACAACTGAGTGTTGAACAGTAACCATTTTACATTCTGCAACAGCACCAGTTCCATTTCCTCCACTAATTGAAACTTTTGGTACATCAAGATAATCAAAGCCTGGATCTAAAATTCTTATCTCTTGTAAATTACCTCTAGTCGCTACGAAACCAGTAGCACCTGTTCCAACACTATCATTAACTGCTAAGAAAGGTGGATTTATTACATCATATTTTCTTCCACCACCAGTTACATCTATAGATTTAATATCTCCGTAATAACATAGATCTTGAGATTTGTAACTTAATATTTCAACACCGTTAATTAAGATTCCATTATATCCAATTCTAGTTGGATATTTTTTACCATCATAAACTGGCATATCAATTTCTCTAAACAGTTTTTGTGGTAGAATTTGTTTTTTATTAAATTCATATTTTTCAAAAGTATTATTTACAATGGTGATCGTAACAGTTGTTTCTGATACTTTTTGATAATTACCATTATATAAGTTTGATCTGGATTTTGCTAATTTTATATTGTTTTTATCAACTCTTTCTACAAAATATAATCCTTCTGTAAATAAAGCACTATCAATGGTTCCATCAGCTTGTTTTTGTGGAGTATAATAAATCGCATCACCACTGAAGAAATTATGATCATTATCTCCAGTTGTGATAGGAATGGTAACTTGTCCACCATCAAAAGTTCCAGATAAACTAATTTTTTGTGTGCTTGGATTTAATCTATGATTATCTCCATATGATGGTAGGGAGTTAGATGCAATTAAATTTTTAAGTTTAGAGAGAGTATGAGCATATCCTACTTCCTCCATATACACATTCTGTACATTAGCAGTGTAATCATTCAAATGTTGTTGATTATTGTCTACGCCACTTCCATTAGAATTTGGTTTTGTAAGAGTTTTTGTTATAGCAACAACAGCAGAGAGACTGCTAATTGCAGGGCCTTGCATTCTAATTTTAGTAGTGCTTAAAACGTCAGTGACAGTGTATGATCCATCTAAAGTAAGATTATTTGTCTGAACTGTTATTACATCATTTAATCTTATTCTATGAAAATCTTTTGTAGTTACTTCATAGATTGGGCCAGAAGCATTTTGTAACGTGATAGAGTCTACATTGTATTTTGGTTGAACATTAAATATCCAGTTATTTGATTTGAAATCAGTTACTTTAGCAATCTTTCCTAAAGATTTTAATTTTATCTTTGCACCCTTTCTTTGATAAAAAGTATCAGGTAATTCAACACCACTTAATACACCTGTTACACGGCATCGTATGCCGTCTGTAGTGACCCCTGCAGTGCTGTTTGCTTGCCCCAAGGCATAAACATAGGTATTCTGTCTAATTGATGTAGCAT